AGCTCGCCTTGAGCGATTGGAGCAAGGCAGTGCCCATGCAGCTGAAAACGCATTCAACAAGCGTTACGAGCAAACTAAAAAGGCATTGGCTAAAGCTGTTGAAAATGGCGACACAAATGCACAGGTCAGTTTTAGCGAACAACTAGCTGATATGCGTGCAGCAATGCGCATCGCAGAAATGCAAAAGCAAGCTCGCGCCCAACAAGCAGTCTCACCGACTGTTGGCCGAGCAGAGCAAGTTGCCCAAGCACCAGCACCCAAAAAAGCTATGGATTGGTGGGAGAAGAACCGCTGGTTCAACGCACAAGGCTTTGAGCGCGAAACTGCTATGGCACGGTCGATTGATGTTCAATTGGACCTTGAAGGATACGACAAGGATTCTGAAGAATATTACGATCAGTTAAATAATCGTTTACTTAAAGTGTTTCCTGAGCTAAACTCAGGTCAGATCTCTGGTAGGAAATCAAAAAGTAGATCACCAGTCGCCCCTACTACAGGCGGATCTTCCTACAAGGGTGGGCGTGTTCGCATGTCACAGGATCAACTCCGAATGGCTAGGGAACTAGGCATTACTGATGAAAAAGGATTGAAGCAGTACGCTGCAGAGATCCAAAAACAGGCAAGAGGATAGAACTATGACACAAAAACGAAATGTTCGTGCAAGCGAAGAGCGCTCAGAAGTCCGTGCACCTCGTGAAGAGGCAGCATGGAAACCACCATCGTTGTTGGACGCACCTGATCCCCGTCCTGGGATGGTCCAACGATGGATTGCTACCTCGATTCAGGGTAGGGATACTCCAGACAACGTATACAAACGTATGCGTGCAGGCTGGAACCCTCGCCCTGCTGACACTGTGAAAGATCAGAGATTCCCAACTATCAATCATGGGCAGTGGGCAGGTTCAATCGGAGTTGAAGGCATGATCCTGTGTGAGATGCCAAAAGATAAGTTCAAATCTATGAAGGCTTACTATAACCAACGTAATGATGAACAGAACGAATCAATTCCAGGAGAGCTTGATGCGATGGCAAGGACTGGGGGCATTCCGATTCAACAAGATCGGAAATCTTCGAGTAGTCGTGGCCGAGATATCTCGGTGATGGCTGATGATTAACTGCTATAAGGAGTAGCGAAAATGGCAAATGCAGATGCAGCCTTTGGGTTTATCCCAGTTCGCCACATGAGCGGTTATGCACCTCGTGCTAACAAATACACCATTACCTCTGGTCTCGCAGAGAACATCTTTAACGGCGATGCCGTCATCCTCGCAGCGGATGGCACGCTTCAGCCTGCAGGTGCTACAGAGGTAAATATCATTGGTGTGTTCGCAGGATGTTCATACACTGCAAGTGATGGCTCTTACGTTTACAGCGAATATTGGCCTTCAGGCACAACCGCTACGGATATTATCGCATATGTTTACGATGATCCGTATATTGTGTTCAAGGCTCAATCAGCTGGCAGTCCTGCTCAGACAAACATCGGTAACTGTGCCGATATTGTTGCTGGGGCAGGTTCAACCACAACAGGCCAATCTGGCTTTGAAATTTCAGGAACTATGGCAGCAGGAACTGCCCAGTGCAAAATCATTGCGTTGTATGACGCACCTGAGAATGCATTTGGGACTAACGCTGTTATGGAAGTGCTCATCAACGAGCATGTCCTGAAAGCAACAGCTGGCATATAGGAGGGTATAAACAATGGCAATGAATAGAGCACAATTTGCAAAAATGCTCGAGCCAGGACTAAACACCCTTTTTGGCCTCGAGTATGATCAATATCCACCAGAGTGGCAGGCAGTCTTTGACACCAACACCTCTCAGAAGGCATTTGAAGAAGATGTTCTTTTGGAAGGCTTTGGCAATGCTCCTGTGAAAGCGGAAGGTGCAGCAATCTCTTATGACGCAGCAAGCCAGCAATGGACTGCTCGCTATCAGCATGAGACAATTGCTTTGGCATTCAGCATCACAGAAGAAGCCGAAGAAGATGGTCTCTATGGCTCAATCGCTGCTCGTTACACAAAAGCATTGGCTCGCTCAATGGCTTCCACAAAGGAAATCAAAGCAGCTAATGTTCTGAACAATGCTTTCAGCGGTTCAGGCGTAACTGGTGGTGATGGTAAAACACTGTGTGCAACTGATCACCCGACTCGTTCTGGTAACCAGTCAAACACTTTGGCAACCGCAGCAGACCTTTCAGAAACTTCTCTGGAACAAATGCTGATTCAAATTGCAGACATGAAAGACGATCGTGGTCTTCGTATCGCTGCACAAGGCACAATGCTAGTCATCCCGACTGCATATAGTTTTGTTGCAGAGCGTCTGCTTGAGTCTCAGCTACGCACAGGCACTGCTGACAACGACATCAACGCAATCCGAGCAGGTGGTTATCTGCCTCAGGGTTACCATGTGATGCGTCGTCTGTCAGATTCAGATTCATTCTTCATTATGACGGATGTTCCTGATGGCCTGAAGCACTTCCAGCGTTCGCCTCTTAAAAAAGGCATGGAAGGTGACTTTGAAACTGGCAATGTTCGCTATAAGGTGCGTGAGCGTTATTCGTTCGGCTTCACCGATTGGCGTGGCATCTTCGGTTCCGAAGGAGCATAATGAATGTGGGGGAGGGCAGAAGCCCTCCCCTCAACCTTAATCCTGACTGCCTCGGCAGACACTAGCCACGACAGGAGATAAAAATGGCTACAACAACTTTCTCTGGACCTATTAAGGCTGGAACAATCAAAGAAACGACTGGCACCACAGTCGGAACAGACAAGGCAAATGTTGGCTTTGTTTTAATGGCACAAAGTGCAAATGTAGTTTTCGGAGCTGATGGCACTACAACTGTAGTCGCAACTGTTCCTGCAAACAGCCAAATTTTCCAAATCACTGTAGATGTGACGACTGCATTTGATGCAGGCACAACTAATACTTTTGATATTGGTGATGGCTCAACTGCTGACCAGTATGCAGATGCATTGGCCGTTGGCTCTCAAGCTCGGGTTCTTGCGACCTCTGATGTTTCTCAGATTGGCAACTTGATTGATATTGGCACAACTGATGTTGATGTCACAGTCACTTACAATCAGACAGGAACTGCAGCAACCGCAGGTGCCGCAACTGTAACTGTTCTGTATTTGCAGAATAACAACCTCTCATAATCAGGAGGGTAACTGATGGCTGATATCGTAACAACAACTACGATAGCCGACAACCCTCGTGAGGCTGTGTTCGCTTTTCAATATCAGTATGTTGATACAGGTAATGAAAGTGCAGTCACCAAGATTGATGTGTCGTCTCTCGCTAAGAGTTCAAATGGCGACACATGCACAGGCGTCAGAATACTTGAGTGTTGGTGGATCATTGAAGGATTGACAGTAGAAGTGTTGGCTGATGCTAGCACTGATGTTATTGTCATGCACTTAGCTGAAAGCCAACAGGGTTATCACAACTTTGAAAAGTTTGGTGGCTTGCCATCAACTTCTTCATACGGCACAAGTCCAACTGGTGATGTAAAATTCACCACAACAGGCTCAGCTGCTGCAGGTGATGCGTATCAAGTTGTTCTGAGGGTGGCTAAAGAGTATTAAGGAGGATTCGAATGGCTCAAGTATCTTCAATCAGTCGGGTTGGGACTACAGAGCCATTCGAGCTCCAAATTTCCAGAAGCCAAATACCATATCACAGTTCACTTTTCAAATACGGATACAATCCGAACATCATTAATGTCAATGAAACTATCTGGGATGCAGGTGGAATCTACGCATATCCTGCTTCAGCTGTGGCTATGACTGCTACGAGTGCCAGTGGAGCGTCTGATTCAGGCGTTACAGGAATAATTTTTGGGCTGGATGCTAATGATTTAGAAGTTTCCGAGGCTTTCACGCTGAACGGCTCTGGAACCTACACCACTACACAGACTTTTTTGCGTGTATACAGAGCTTACATAACTGGAGGCTCCGCTCCTACAGGAAACATCACAATCGCCAATGGAGGGACAACCTACGCCCAAATAACAGCAGGTGAAAATCAGACCCTAATGGCTGTTTATACAGTCCCAGCAGGAAAAAGCCTGTATGTTTATCAAGGTGTGGCCACTCACGGCACAGGAACATCAGGTGGAGTTTTTATGACTGTTCGTTTCATGGTCAGGAATCCTGGGGAAGTTTTCAGGACAGCAGTCAAAGTTGATGTCTCGGAAGGCGAAATACTTTATCCATTTGCTCAACCTCTGAAGATTCCTGAGAAATCAGATATCGAGGTCAGAGCCATTTGTAACAAAAATCAGGCGAATGCTGTTTCAGCCTCGTTTGACGGAATAATTGTCGAGGAGTCTTTATAATGGCTACTTCAGGAACAGTCGCATTCAGGCCAGATGTTGAAGAAATAATTGCCGAGTCTTTTGAGCGAGTCGGGATGGACGCTCAGAACATGACAGGCTATCAGGCTCTTGCTGCTCGCAGAAGCCTAAATCTTTTATTTAGTGAATTTGCAAACAGAGGAATAAACTACTGGGCAGTTCAAAACAACACTTTGTCCCTGACCCAAGGCACAAGCACTTACACTTTGCCTGCTGGGACAATTGATCTCATTGATGTTGTTATAAGAGAAACAACAGGCAGC